GGAACAGCTGTTAGTTGGGATGCAGCCAATTCGTTACAACAGACACATGAACCGCCTCCATGTTGACATGGACTGGGGTAAAGTTACTGTTGGTAACTTCTTAATTGTAGACGCGTATCAAATTGTGGATCCTGATACGTATACTGATGCATGGGGGGACAGATGGTTAGCCCAATATGCCACAGCAAAGATTAAACGTCAGTGGGGATCCAACTTGACTAAATTCAGTGGTATGCAGCTACCTGGTGGAGTTCAATTCAATGGCGATAAGATATATGAAGATGCAGTCAAGGAGATTGAAAATCTTGAGAATGAGATGATTATTAGCTACTCGCTTCCTGTAACCGATATGATTGGGTAGTTGAATGTCCTCAAACTTCTTTTTCAATAACTTTGGAGCTAGTCAGGAGCAGCTTCTGATAGAGTCTTTAGTTGTTGAATCTATAAAAATATACGGCCACGACCTCTACTATCTCCCAAGAAACCGGGTAGTGGATGATGCTATTTACGGAGAGGAAAACTACTCATCCTTCGATTCTCATTATTTTGTTGAGATGTATATTAAGAATGTTGAAGGGTTTGGTGGACAAGGAGACTTCCTATCTAAATTCAATCTTGAGATTAGAGACCAAGTCACCTTTACGATGTCAAGAAAGACGTTCTTTGACGATATTGGCGCATATACTACCTTTGAAAGACCTAGGGAAGGAGATCTGATATATTTCCCTCTTAATAGAAAACTTTTTGAGATTAAATTTGTTGAACACGAGGCTATTTTCTATCAGCTGGGGTCACTGCAAACGTTTGACTTGGTATGTGAGTTGTTTGAATACAACAATGAGATACTCAATACAGGAATTGCTGATATTGATGTTAGGCAAGAAGCCCTCACGTTTAATATGAGTGATTTCCGAATAACAACAGAATTAGGATTAGCGTTGGCTGATGAAGATGGGTTTGATTTGGTTCAAGAGTCATTTGGAATGAAAACTCAGGATCCTATATCCGACAATGAGGACTTGCAGGTTGAGTCAGATACTATTTTAGATTTCACTGAAATAGATCCTTTTAGCGAAAAAGGAAGCTACTAATGTTTGGCCAAGTCTTCTACCACGATACAATCCGAAAGTATGTTATTCTTTTTGGAACTCTTTTTAATGACGTGTACATTGTTAAAAATAATGGCACTGATAACACACAGACAATTAAAGTTCCTATCTCGTATGGTCCTAAGCAGAAATACCTAGCCAGACTCACACAAGATCCTGGTCTGAATAAGCCTGTGGCTATTCAGCTTCCAAGGATAGCTTTTGAGCTCTCGGATATTAGCTACGCACCAGAGAGAAAACTGCCAACTATTAACAAGATAGCTGTGCAAGACCCCACTAACCCTGATAAGTTATACTACCAGTATTCTCCAGTACCGTACGATTTTGAATTCAATCTTAGTATAATGGTAAAACAAGCCGAAGATGGTACTAGAATACTAGAGCAAATTCTTCCTTTTTTTACTCCAGACTGGACACCCACTCTGAATCTTGATTCAACTATGCAGCACAAGTATGATACTCCTGTTACACTCAACAGTGTAACATCGCAGGATACGTACGAAGGTAACTTTGTTGACCGTAGAGCTCTTATATGGGATCTACAGTTTACTATGAAGGGGTATATTTTTGGTCCAACAAGGAAACAAAAGAGTATCAAGACCTCTATTATTAATCTGTATGAGGTAGGAGGCAATACTGATATAGATGCTGCTGTAAATAATACTCAGGTTTCCGAAACAATAACAACTATCCCAACTGTGGCAGGTAAGACGTTAGCACAGGTCGAATCCGATGATGACTATATAATTACTCAAACAATTGAACAATATTATGAATGATCCTATTGGAAACGCACTTGATCTAGATCCAATGTACCAGGTCCTTCCTGCAGCAAGCAAGAAGGCTGAGGACATTCCTTCGGATTATCAATATGCTCGTGGCAACATTATTAACATTCTTGAGAAGGGTAATGAAGCTCTTGATGGAATGTTAGATGTTGCTCAGCAGTCTCAGCATCCTAGAGCCTATGAAGTTGTTGCAGGTCTTATTAAGACGTTATCAGACACTAACAAAGATCTACTAGAGCTTGCAAAAAGGACTAAGGAGCTAGAAAGATCAGATAATGATTCCTCACCGCAAACCATAAACAATAATCTTTTTGTTGGTTCCACAGCAGAACTTCAAAAATTAATTAAACAGAATAATGAACAAAAATGAGATATATCTTGGTAATAAGAACTTAAAACGGTCAGATGTTAAGGTTGAGTTCACTAAAGAAGAGATACAAGAGTATATAAGATGTGCAAGAGATCCACTATACTTCATTGAAAATTATGTGAAGATTGTTAATGTGGATAGAGGTCTGATACCATTTCTACCCTACAACTTTCAAAAAGATATTATACGATTAGCTAATACAGAGCGCTTTGTAATATGCAAGATGCCTCGCCAATGCGGTAAGACAACCACCATGGGTGCATTTATACTGCACTCTGTACTATTCAACGAAAGATACTCTGTTGCTATTCTGGCAAATAAAGAATCCCAAGCGCAAGAAATCCTAAGCAGGATTCAGCTTGCCTATGAACATCTACCGAAGTGGCTGCAGCAGGGAGTTGTGGAGTGGAACAAAACCTCAATTGAGCTAGAAAACGGTTCAAAGATTGTTGCAAGTTCTACGGCATCTAGTGCTATTCGTGGAACAACTCAGAATTTAGTGTACTTAGATGAGTTTGCCTTTGTTCCAAACGGTATACAAGAGAGCTTTTTTGCTTCTGTATATCCTACTGTATCTTCTGGTACAACTACAAAGGTGTTAATAACCTCTACTCCTAATGGTCTTAATTTATTTTATAAGCTGTGGGTAGATAGCGAGAACGAACGAAACTCTTATAAGAGAATAGATGTACATTGGTCCGATGTTCCAGGAAGAGATGCTGCTTGGAAAGAAGAGACTATTCGAAACACATCAAAGGATCAATTTAAAGCTGAGTTTGAGTGCGAGTTCTTAGGGTCTTCAAACACTCTTATTGATCCAGAAGTACTGCGTAGACTAGTATTTGAGCCTACTATAGCTAGTAATGAATTCCTTAAAGTATATGCTGATCCACTACAAGGTAGATTATACACCATGACGGTGGATGTGTCAAGGGGTTTAGGAGGAGATTATTCGGCATTTATTGTGTGGGATATATCAGAGGTACCGTACAAGGTAGTATCAACGTATAGAAATAACAATATGTCTCCGCTCATGTATCCGGAAATAATATATACTACCTGCAAAAGATATAATTATGCTCATGTACTTATTGAAACCAATGATCTTGGCCAGCAAGTGGCGGACATTCTTCATGAAGAGCTCGAATATGAAAACATTATATACACCAACAAGAATCCAAAAGGCCTTGCCGAAATCTCGCAAGGATTCAGACAGGGCGCAGTTAAAGGTGTAAGAACAACAAAGTCAACAAAAAAAGTAGGATGTAATAATTTTAAAGCACTGGTAGAAAACGATAAGGTAGAACTCAGAGATATAGATCTTATTTCAGAACTCTACAGGTTTGTAAGTAACGGCCAATCATATGAAGCAGAGGAAGGTAACGACGACCTTGCAATGTGTGGTGTTCTTTTTGGCTGGATGATGACTCAGAATTATGTCAGAGAGTTGACTGATTTAGATATTCGTCAGCGGATCTTGCTAGAGAAGCAAAAAACAATGGATGACGAGCTCCTACCTTTTGGTATTATTGAGGATGGACAACCCTTTACTGGTGAGCTCGAGTTGACCAAAGATCTACTTGCTGAACTACTGTTTCCTAGTGGAGATTAGCAATATTATAAATATAAAGAAACTCTAGTCCTTAGGAGAATAAAATGGCATTTCAAGTTAGTCCTGGCGTAAACGTATCTGAAATTGACTTAACAACAGTCGTACCAGCGGTGGCAACATCCACTGGTGCGGTGGCTGGTGTATTTAAGTGGGGTCCTCTTGATGAAAGAACCCTAGTCAGTTCAGAAATTGGTTTGGTAGATAGATTTGGTAAACCAACTAACCACAACCCCGAAACATTTTTTACCGCTGCTAACTTTTTAGCTTACGGTAATGCGCTGTATGTTGCAAGAGCTGGTAACACCACTCCAACATCAGCATATACCTCTTGTACCACAGCAGATAGCAATGCTCAAATCATTGCTGTTAGTACCGCTAGTTTAGCAGTTGGTATGAAGGTTGCTGGTTTAAGTACAGTTCCTGATGGCACACTGATTACAGCAATAACAAACTCAACGTTGTTTACTGTTGCAACTGCTGCTAATGGTATTGCATCATCCACCAACACATACTTCTACAGTGCAAACTCGGTATTGAGTGCAATTGCTACCAGTGATAGTTCTAATTCAATTGTAGTGAGTAACTTTGCTACAACGACTACAGTCAAAAACGACACCCACTATGGTACGATGACGTTTAGCGATTCGGATCTATATTACATTGCTAGACATCCTGGTGAGTTTGGTAACTCGTTGAAGATCTCGGTTTGTGATAGTGCTAATGCATACCTCAGAAACCTCAGTATCACAAACTCTGACGCTAACCTAGCATCTGGCTCTTTGGCCGCTACTATTGGGTCAACCACTGTTACCGTGTCCGTTGCTAACTCTTCGACAGGTACATTGGCAGAAGCCAACACTAGAATGGCGGCTCTCCTGAGCAGCATTGAAGTTGGTGACAACCTTGAGCTTGGTAATACATCAATTGGTAAACAGTATGTTAGGGTGCTGAGTGTTCCAGCTACTATGGGAACCAACTCCGAGTTTGCAAATACAACACACAGATACTTTAGTGTGACAGTTGATAGCGCTTATCAACTTGCTGCAGATTTCAGCGGAAGCAATGTTGTTGCATACTGGGAGTATTTCAACACAGTTGATGTTGCTCCTGGCACATCAGACTACCAAACAAGTTTTGGTAATACATCTGCCGTAGATGAGATGCACATCGTTGTTGCTGATGAAGATGGATTATTTACAGGTGTGCCTGGATCTATCCTTGAAGTATACAAAGGAGTATCGCGCGCAACAAATGCAAAGACCACTGATGGTGCCACCAACTACTATGTAAATGTTATCAACGATTCAAGTAAGTATGTGAGATGGGCTAACCACAGAGCTGGAGTAGCTTCTAACACAGCCTCTAATTTGGCAAGTGTTGATACAGTACCACTCTACGCTTCGTTCCATAACGGTCAAGATGGTGATGCTGAGGATGCTATTCCACTAGGTAGAGTCCTGGCTGCATATGATTTGTTTGCATCCACTGACGATGTTGACGTTGCTCTAGTTATGACTGGTAAGTCAAGAGGCGGCACTAACGGAGAGCAGATTGCTAACTATTTGGTTGATAATATTGCAGAAGTAAGAAAAGATTGTATTGTTCTTGCATCTCCTGAAAAAGCAGATGTTGTCAATAACAATAACTTAGACGAAGCTAGCGATACTGTCACATTTAGAAATTCGTTAAGATCATCTTCGTATCTAGTTATTGATTCTGGATACAAGTATCAATATGACAAGTATAATGATGTGTTCCGTTACGTTCCATTGAATGGTGATATTGCTGGTCTATGTGTTAGAACCGATGCTACTCGTGATCCTTGGTTCTCGCCTGCTGGTTTCAATCGCGGTCAGATTAAAAACCTAGTAAAACTAGCATACAATCCAGATAAAGCAGATAGAGATCTTCTGTATAAGAATGGTATCAATCCAGTAGCAACATTCCCTGGTCAAGGTACTGTTTTGTTTGGCGACAAGACTGCTCTATCGAAGCCTAGCGCATTTGATCGTATTAACGTACGTAGATTGTTTATTGTTCTTGAGAAGGCAATTGCAACAGCTGCCAAGTTCTCGCTGTTCGAATTCAATGACGAATTCACCAGAGCCCAGTTTGTGTCTCTAGTTGAGCCGTTCTTGCGTGATGTCCAAGGAAGAAGAGGCATCTACGACTACAGAGTGGTTTGCGATAACACCAACAACACCGGTGAAGTAGTCGATAGAAACGAGTTTGTCGGGGACATATATATTAAGCCAGCTAAGTCAATTAATTTCATTCAGCTCAACTTCGTTGCAGTAAGAACAGGTGTGGCTTTTGATGAAATAGTTGGTAAGTTTTAATCAAGGAGAACAGTAAATGGCTTTCAACATTAATGCATTTAAATCGCTAGTAAGTACTACCGATTTTGCAAGACCGTCGTTATTCCAGGTGTTTATGTCTACACCACCTGGTGTTACTCCTCTTATCCCTTTTAGTCCTTTCCTGGTTAGGTCGGCAAGCTTGCCGGCTTCTAACGTAGGACAGATCCCAATCTCGTATGGTGGACGTACCATTAAGATTGCAGGAGAAAGAACGTATTCGGATTGGTCGACGACAGTTATGAACGACGAAGGATTTATCGTTCGTAACGCAATAGAAACATGGATGGAGATTATCAATCAGCGAGTGAGTAACTTCAGAGCTTTCCCTAGTGAGTACAAAGTTGACCTAACAGTCACTCAATACTCTAAAAAAGGACCTCCACTCAAGATTGTTAAACTCATTGGTTGCTTTCCTACAGCGGTTAGTGAAATAGCGCTGGATTGGGGATCGGCCGATGCAATTGAAGAATTTGGTATTACTTGGTCTTACGACTACTGGGAATGATACGGGAGGGGCTTAATGCCCCTCTTCTAACAAGAGGATAATATGACACCATATACATACCTATTAGGATGGAGTGATCTTAATAAGTTTTATTATGGTGTTAGATATGCAAAGACCTGTAGTCCAGGGGATTTGTGGGTAACATATTTTACATCATCCAACGTTGTAAAAACGTTTTACCAGAAGCATGGTGATCCAGATATTATAGAAATACGAGAAACGTTTAGTAGTCAGCAAGATGCTCGCTGCTATGAGGAAAAGGTTCTGAGACGGTTGGATTGTGCTGGAAGAAAAGATTTTTTAAATGTTTGTAACGGCAGAGCAATACCATCAGAGATGGCTAGCCATCCTGGTGAGCAGCATCCAATGTTTGGTAAAAAACACTCGGATGAAACTAAAGAAAAGATGAAAAAGCCAAAAAGTACATCACACAAGTCCAATCTGAGTAACGCGGCAAAAAAAAGATGGATAGGTGTTAATAGGAGTGGTGTTAATAACGCTAACTTTAAAGGCATGATCAAAACACCCTATGGAATCTTTGCTGGCTTAAAAGCTGCTGCTTTAGCAGAACCTGTTACGGTTGATGTATCTACAATTTCTAATAGGATAAAAAATCCTAAGTTTAATAATTATGAA